CGAATATTCTCATGATCAATAGCGTGTATATCTATCGAATTGCGTTTCCGCTGTTATATGTTGTTTGTCTAAGCTTTATATTTATACATGTTGCTTAGTACATGTCGTCTTCCGTGTCTACATCGTCAGGCACATACTTGGGTAGACTTGCTTCCATTCGTTCCAGTTGTCCTGATTTCTTGATATTTTCCTGCCAATTGCACCACTTCTCGCGTGGGTATCCTATCTCTGCCATCCTTGCATATGTATAGATCGACGTGGGCGGTGGGTTCGAGACGCATACGTGAATGATTTCAACCTGCGCCACCTCATTCAGCTCGCCGTCACCTCTCGGTTCATCAGTCACCCTCAGTCTCGCATGCACGAGATCGCCAATGTGGTGTCCACTGACGTACATCCAAGTGCCTTTTGTGCTCAGGTCCCAATTGCACAATATGCCCATAGCGATGCGCTCATCTAGTGCTAGTGGGGCTCTGTTCTTTTCTGACTCTTTGCGCGTGTCCGTGAAGGTTGCCCAGATCGCAAACTGTTTTGGTCCTGCCCAGCTGATTCCACTCACATTTGCGCTGCTCTTGCTTGGGTTGATGGTGCCCGGGTTGTTTGCAAAATATGTACTTTCGTCTCGGTCGAACTCGCAGTATGTTACATGCGCCGGGTCATACCAGCCATCAACTACGTAATCGCGCACATTGATGTCGTGCTCTACACCCAATTCCAGTGGCTTAGAAGCAGGTCGTTCTGTGCCACACCAGAGCTTTGTGTACGGCAACCGTCCAATGTTGATCCTTGTAGGCACCTGCAAATCACCCCAGCCTAGCAATTGTATCTGCACCATCGCTGTCGGGATTATGGCGAAGTTTGCTCTGTGTGCATCTCGCATCAGTGCCCACTCCTTCACTTTCATTGAGATGCCCCAGTCCTCGTCGAAGTTCTGGTCCAGCTCTTGATTGTTTAGAATCCATTCTGCAAAATTCTCTCTGTGTGCCGTGTCTAGCCAGCCATTGTCAGCAACGAACTTCTTCTCGTGCTTATCCATGTTCCTGGCTACATACTTGCACAGTTCGCAGTGATACAGTTCCCTCTCTCCGCCTAGTGCCAACAGTTTATTAATGTCGCCCACTTCTACTGCTTCTTTGATCTGTCGGAACTTTTCTTTTTCCTTCAGACTGAACCATTGCGCTTGCGGCATACCTGGTGGCATATCAGGCATCACAGGCATGAAGTTCTTTGGCTTCGGTAGCACACCACTTTTGATACTGATCTTGCTTGCCGCCGCGGCTATCGACACTACCAGATTCTCTTGTGCATGCGGTGCTGGCACTGGTGTTCTCGGTTCCGCTACCGCTAGCGCTGTCACCATCGCACTTGAGCTCACACCCGCCTGCTCTGGTTCTACTGTGATAGCCGTGGCCCATGCCTGTCTATCGACTCGTTTGTCTTCTTCGGTATTCAGCGCCTCATCAGTCTCCCCGTCGTACTCTGCGTCACTGACATAGTCACCATCACACTGCCCCGCGTGCCACTTCCCCTTGTCCAAGGAATCGCGTCTCGGCGGTTCGTCCTCGCTGTCGCTGTGTATGATGCGTTGGGCGGTGTCCTCCTCATCGTAGGCGTCTTCACCTTCACTTGGTCGGTGTACACCCCCGCCGTCGTCGTCATCATAATGCTCGCCTTCAGCTGAGGTGAATGTAGTGGCCTCGGTATCACTTTCTGCCCAGTCCATCGTTACTCCTTCGTCGCTGGCCCACTTTGCAAAGTCCTCATCGCTCATAAATTGCGTTGTAGTGTCCTGCTTGACTACATACGGTTCGGCGTTCTCGTACTCGTAATCACCAGCACGCTCTGCGGGGTATGCTTGTTCCCTGCCTGTCCGTACCTGGCACCACGTGCATGCCACTAACCTTTTGCACAACAGGCAGGTGTGTGAGCCATCCTCACCACCGGCCACATCGCACCTCAGTGCATGGAGACAACCGCCACTCGGCTCGCATATGCGCATCTCAGTCACTGTGAAACAGTCCTTGATCATATCATTCACCAATGGCCCGAAATCTGTGCCTGTGGGTGCCGTTGTCATGGCATTGTACCAGCCTAGTGAATTTGCAACTACGGTGGCTGCTAATCTAGGCCGTCCAGTGATACCCATCGCTTCTTGAGCTGCCAACGTAGCTATCCACATAGCTAAGCCATCTGTTGAGGCGTCCATTGTACAGGTTAATGAACCTAGGAACCCGATAGCTGTAGGTAGCGAGCTACCGTAGTTTACGTTACTTGAGTTGACTGCAACCAGTTTTGCCAGTGTTGACAACAACCCTAGGGCCGAGAACCAGGCCATGATTTCCCCTGCATCACCTGCTTCTTTTGGGCTCTTAGTCAGCAAGTGTTGAGCCGTCAGCAGCACGTTGAGTGTCACGCCTGCCTGCTGCAACTCCACACTTTCTTCCCAGTGGTGGTCCGTCGCCGTGGAGTTTAACATAGCGAAGATCTTTGCTGGTATGACCATCCCCCAAGATCTAGCCTGTGCAACAGTAGTGTATACGTTCTGCCCTAATTCGCACAGCATCCGCGGCCAGTACACTTTACCGTTCTTGTACTCCAAGATCCTCTGCATGGTGAAGCGGCGAGTTCTCAAACCCCTTGTCGACACATTGACTCCATTGATGAGTCGGCCAATAGCCACCCGAGCATGTGAGACAATATCTTTCATACCAGCATCACACAAGCCAATGACCTGAGGCGACAGCGTGCAGCCAGCTATGAGCCTGGTGTCTCTCTCGTCCCTGATGTCTGCTTGAGTACGTAGGTCTCGCACGATGCCAGAAGCCACGTTCAGACCTACAAGTCGCACAGCGAAGCGCAAGTTTACAACATGGCCCGGTATCGACTTGGTTTGCTGACAGGCCCAAGTCATCAGGTTGTTGATGTTAGCTCTGCCGTTGTGCAGGAACACCCTATCTGCTGACTCGTAGATAGGCAGTGAGTATTGCTTGGTCGACCTGGTGTAGAAGCTATATTCATGTCTGTTTGAGACCACTCCCAGTTTATGTCCACTGTCAACGGCTAGCTCGAGCTTGGCCATCTTCAAGTGCGAGGCTATTGCCACAGCATCATATGCAGCCGCTTCTAAACGCCCATTGATGATGCGGCAGTGTCCTTCCACACCCGGGTCAAACCAGCTCAGCTTGTCTGCCCAGTGTATGGACCTAGCCAATGCTCCGAGAGTGGGACGCGGCATCATAGCGTCCTTCAGGCTGATAATCTCGCCATCCGCAACTTCAAACTCCTTTTCAGAGTTCTCACTCGAGATCTCAGATGCATGTGCCGCCACGTCAACCCTGTTTGCTTCGATCATGGTTCTCAAGCTGACATAGGCCGGGTTAGTAGAGGTCACTACTTCCTTGGTGCTTCTGTAGCCTGCTCGGATCTTTGCATCGGCGTTGCCCGTGATGTGCAAGGGTATCGCCCAGTAACTGAAGTCACTGTAGTAGTCAGTCATGGTGTCTTCAAAATTGACTGCGGTAGTACAGATACTGTACAAGTCAAGTGGCACACCTGGCATGTCAGCACGACCACCTCTGGTGCATGTGTCGTCCATGCTCTGTCTCAGATTGTCGAGGTACTTCTTGTAACAGTACTGCTCCCCTGGGACCAGCTCGTTAACTGCATTGGTTGCTCTAGTTAGAGTCACTTCTGCCGTCAATATCTGCGCAGCCACTATTTCCATGACGCTGGCGACAGTCACCGAATCGTCACATTCCTGCAAGAAGTGTTCACCGTATTCCTCAGTCGCTGGATAGTACAGGTGACGATTGACGTCTTCAAGCAGGCCTTCAGTACTGAGCGGCTCCACTTTGTAGTAGGCAAGCACGTTCTGCATCAAACACGATAGAACCATCTCCCTTTCGTCCACACTGCCTAACAGTCTAGCCAGTGCGCGTACGAAGATGTCTTCATTGGCTGATATGGCCACGGAGCCACAGTCAAAGTCAACATCATACCTTGCCCACTGTGCCGAAATCTCGGGGTACAAGCGCTTGATGGTCATGACTGCTTTAGCCACTTCATCATAGCGTTTGACCACCATGTATTTCGACGTGGACGGTTGGAAAGTTGACCTGACAGTCCTACGTGACATACGTTCACTCGCTAATATGCCCGAGCCGCGCGTGATTCTGCTCACATTCAGCGTCGACACATCAGTGATGTGCGAATTAGCGACGGATACACCAGTCACTTGACTGTAGTACCGGCCCGAACGTTGCACAAGTTGCCCGGTCGCCATCGCTTGCACCAGCCCAGACACTAAGTGCCACATCATGCCTCCAGTGTCTGTCGGGAACAGCTCACTGACTAAATCGTCAGCTAGCTTCTCCTTGACCACAGTTGGAATACAGCTTGTGATGTACACGGTGTTGTGTCGGATGTATTCTCCGACCACTGGCTGGTGCAGGTCGATGCCAGTCACGGAAACTGTAACCCTCGAGGCGATACTGATTGTCATCGCCCCGTCCGCGCCTGAACCCAGTATTCGGGGCCTTATCAGGTGCGCAAGGTTGGTGTTTACCAGTTTGGCGTCGATATTGCGGGTCACAGAACGATACTGCTGACCCGCTAGTTCGAGCCAAGGCATACCATTGTAACCTCTTCCGTCGAGCTTCAGCTTGTACGGATGTTCGCCATCTTCAGGCTCTTCTATGTCAGGTGGTGTCATGATTGGAACCCACGCTCTGTCAGTCTCATCTGCACCGAGTGTTTCGCCCCTTCCGTCCACGCACCTACGTTTCACCTCCATGCATTGGTACGCTCTCGGCCACTTGTCGAGCAAGTTGGCGTCAGCGAGGTCAATGCGTTGTTTGTTTGCCTGATAGGCGCGTTGGTTGTGTAGTTGTCTCTGGGATAGCATAATCAACGATACTTGTGGTTTGTAGTGGGTTGATTCGTG